GGCATAATGGAGGATTTACCCAGCCTCAGGATTTCTCCTTCACAGGCACGGAACCTCCAGCACTTCCTTCACACCTGAATATTATAGTACAAAGGAAGTTTATTGTCAACCCTCATAAACCAACTGACCACGAAGTTCTGCGAGTTTTGCTTGAGCAAAACATTCAACACAAGTCCAATAAGTTTCACCACTAACCAGATTAGTGTCTGCAAAATGTGCTGCAATATCTTCTTGAAGTCCTTTCAGTTCTTCCAGTTGGTCACGATCAATTTGCATTTGTTTATGGGGGGTTGCTTACCTGATCATTCTAGCATCAGGAGCAGCACTCTGCAAGTTTAGTGGACAGTTCCTGAACTGTCTGCTTGAGGGAATTGATCTGTTCTTGCTGTTCTTTCATTCCTTCAATTAAAATAGAAACAAGATTTTCGTATCTAATACTCTTCAATGTTTGACCTTCTACTATTTCATTTGTAACAACTTCTGGAACAATCTTTTCTACTTCTTGTGCAATTAATCCAATTTGCCTTGATTCTTTTTCTGCTTTTATGGGGACCACATCTTCTCGCCAATCAAAACTAACCCCATTCAATTCTAAAACTTTATTCAAAGAATTTTGAAGAGGTTCTACATTCTTCTTTGCGTTCTCATCAGAACAAGGAGCTACACAAACTGCTGTCCCACTTTGAAAAAGAGTTGTTGCATTTAGTGGTGTTGTTTGGATTAATTGTGGCGATGAGAATGCCATCTGAACTGCAGAAGCATTTGAACTTGGTTCAGCATGTACCTGACCTCCAACTTGAGATTTAAATCCAATTAAAGAGGAAAGTCCTGTCAAAATATGAGCACCAATTCCATTATGCACACCTATCTGATTGTGCATACCTTGGAAATTAGACACTCCCCAGTTTTGAACAGAAAATGGAAGGGTGGGATCTAATGATTGCCAAATATCAACAGTAGCAATTGGTGGGATGCCAGCAGTCCCTACCTGAATTGACTCTGCTTCTATAGATTGAAAGGATGCCATAGTTAGAAATAATTTGGAAACAAGTTTTGGAATAAGATATTAGCAAAATCTGATAAACTTGTGGGAATTAATTTTTTTCTTGGTTCAACTACTGTAAATCCCCCATTTGTTTTTACATAAATGTTGCCTTTAGATGCAAGTGCCATTCTGGTTCTTGCGCCAATAGCAACCACAGACCCATCAATTTTTATAGTATCATTTGCTCTGATATCAAGGTTTCCCTTTGAACTAATCACGAGATTTTGATCATGTCCTGTAGATTCATATCTAATACCTCTTGCAGCAAGAGTAATTTCTCCAGTTCCTGCATCAAGTCTAATATTTTTACCTCTAATTACGAGACCATCTTTACAGGTGCTGGAAATATTATCTGCAAACTTTGCTCCACCTTGACCTTGAATTTCAAATCCACCATCTTCAAATAATTTTATACATGCATTTGATGTTGCATGAATTTCAATTTGTCTGGATCTTGTTACACCTTCATCTTTTCCAATAAAAATTGTACCATCTGCAGCATCATTTAAAACAAATCCAGTTTGAGCATCTGTATATTCTTCAGACATGATCCTCTGCACAAAGAACTACTTTCTTAACTTTATTCATATCAGTTTCAACAGAAGATTTTTCTACAGGTTTAAAGTTTAGAATTGGTTCAAGAATTGCTCCTTCACCATCTTGCGTATTTATTACCAGTCTTGGATAGATTCTAATTGCAGAACCTGGATTGACAATATTTACGTCAATAATTCTTCCATTTGAATCAGTGACTGGATAAATTTCAACATCACTTGCACATACAGAGTCAGTAATTAAATCTGTTTTTGCATATCCAACACCAGTGCTCAGAATATTTACTCCCACAATAAATCCAACAACACTTGATCCAGAAGAATCAATTGGATCTATTGAACACACATTATCTCCCACAACTTTTGGTCCAAGATATCCAGAACCAGGATTGTTAATGGTAACAGAAACAACTTTTCCATCTTCAATGTTTGCAGTTGCAACAGCTCCTGTTCCATTGTTACAAGGATCTTCAATAGAAACATATGGGGGACTTGCATATCCAGTTCCACCATTTTGAACATAAATGCCCATCATCTGACCAAGAGCATCTACTACAGCAAGACCAAGAGTTTCTCCACTAGCACCACCAAAGAACTGAATTGTAGGCAATCCACATTCTAAATTAATTGCATCACAGTATCCATAAGTAGCAGACAGATAAGAATATGGATTATCAGATTCTCCTGCACCAGTTATTCCAAGCCACTTTTTAGCAGCTTCTTTACCTTCAGAAAGTTTTGAACTTGGGTAACTCAAAATTTTACTATAATCATCCAAAGTTTCTTGAGGAATATAACCTTTATTCATTTGATAATCATAAATTTGCTTACACTCTGCACTTTCACAACTTAAGAATGCCAGCGCTTGAGTTGAATATGTCAATGCTTGAGAAACATAACTTGAAATAGGTCCAAGAATTTCTCCTAATTGAGATGAAATTTCTTCAAGAGTAGGTCCTAATGCTTCACTAACTTCATTTGTGATAGTAGACATGATGCTTCCAAGAAAAGCCTCTGCTGCACAAATTGGAACATTGGAAACTGCACCAACTAATTGAGTTAAGAAATTAAAAATAAATTCTCCAACTTTTTGAATAACTTTATTGAATACACACCAAATATTATCTACTATTTTATCTGCAGCTAGTTGCTGAAATAATTTAAAATCCTTTGGGAGGAATTTATTTATTTGCTCTTGTAACCATTTATAAACATCAGCAATAATTTGATCTCTCTGAAACTTCATATACTCAATAGTCAAATCAGATATGACTGTTGATACTTCTTGAACTAGTCCAGGAATATCTTGAAGGGCATTTAATGTTGGACTAATAAATCCACTTTGAACTTGTTGTACTGTTCTTAGAGCTTTGATAAAATCTCTAAGAGTTTTTATCATTTTTGAATAGTTTGTTTTTGAGTCCTTGCAGACTGGAGGAATAGTAATAACATACTGATTCCTATCCCCAATGTCACAAGCTAATTTCCCTTGAGAAGCAACTCCTTTTGGATTTGTAGAACTTATACCAACATTATTAGAAGTATTTGGAATCCCAGAAGATGAAGATTTTCCTGTTTCTGATGATGTATTATTTGGGTTTTTTATTGAAGACTTGTCAGGTTTAAATGGAATGAATCCATTTGTTCCTTGATCAAAACTATTTGAGTGGACAATATCATACCCAGAAAATAATGACCCAATGATAACTGGTTGCTGTCCATTGTCACCATCCATGAAGAAACCAACTACAGTTTCTGAACCCCTGGAATTGAAACTTGCTCCTGTTCCACCCTCACCTGCACCCATATTTAAAGGTACAAGAACATGAGCCCAAGGAAGTTCTTCATCCTTGATTATGCTTGTTGCATCAGGATGATACCCTATGATCCTAACTTTTGCTTTGTATCCACCATTCTCTACTTGCTTGTACTTAGTAGTGATACCAATGAACCATCTGAAAGATTCTTTTCCTAAAAAGTTGGGACTAATTAGGGACTGCTCAAGCATCATACGTCGTATACCTTACATTCCAAAGCATCTGGGTTTGCATCACAATACAATTCAAAAGAAGTTGGATCATGCTCATCTTCTGGATGATTAACATGATACTTTTCCAATGAATCTAACTCTTCCTCAACATGTCTACGTCTTTGAGATGAAATCATAGGATCTGAAAGTTCATCTCTATCTTTTTGAATGTGGGCGTTAATGTTATCCATTATGCTGGATCTCCATAAGAATCTCTAATTAATTTAAGTCCAGTATATCCTTGATTGTTCTCAAATAAATGTGCAACTTCTTTAATTAAATAGTGACCTGATTTTATATTATCCTTTTCACCTCTAGTTCCTGTAGTAATTTTTGGGAACTGTAAGTTAATCACATCACCAACGGTCAAACTTAAATTCAATGGAACAGTAATGTTTAATGATTGAGAAAATGCAAGATTATATCTGGCAATGGACGCTGCTTGATATAGATTAGTATTATCTTTGTTATTTATTGCTGCAATAGCAGATCCAGCAGGATCTGAATTAAAATTATCAAGAATTCTAACCATAACCCTAGAAGGATTTTTATCTAATCCCAAAGGAACTGGAGGAGGAACATTTGCTCTTGAAGCATGACTCATTAACTCATAACTTTCTTTTAGACTATACTTGTCGGTGTAAAATTTTCTTGCATTTACATCAAAGAAATAATTTACACTAGAGTACATACCAATTCTCAAGTTCTCCATTACATTTACATTTTTTTCGAAAGTAGGAGTATCTACAATCAATCTATTTTGAATGTCACTAGCTGGATTGGGTGGGGTTCCATAATAATAAGTTTGAATATTCCTCCTATCAGTAGAGTTTAATTTTAAACCACTCATCAGAGAATCCATACTTCTAAAATTAAACCCATTTCTATTTTGATAAAATAAAAATCCTGCAGTTCCTTTTTTTGGACTAGATGATGTTGGTTTATCCTTTCCTCCTGGAATTGACTTTGGACATAACCAAGTTATAACTGTAAATGGTCTTTTATTATTACCATAAAAAGTATACTTATTTGAAGTTTCTTCTATGTTTTCTTTTTTATAACTACCTTGCCCAAAAGATTCTTTTAAGATTTGATTAACTGTAGTTCCAATGTGACCTGAGCACTTTTTAAAAACTCTTGAAGTTTCATTAGTAAAAACTTCTGCAGGGCACAGATCTACTACAAGTGCTTCTCTTGTGTACTCTGTTGTTGATAGTGAAGTTTTATAAATGTAATATGTGTTTTTAGTTTCATTTATATCAATTCCATTCTTTGGAAAAGCTGGTTGATTAATCTTTAATCTAACTCTTTCCCCTCCTTTAATTCCAGACTGTTTGTTAGAATCTGAATTAGTAAGTGAAGTTAACAATCCATTAGTATTCACAAGAACTAATGATATAAAAATTGCTGGAGAGAACAAATCTTCATAATATTTTATACTTGCTATACACTGCGTCAAATCAGTAGAAGACTTCCCATCATGAGATTCTATTACAAATTGTTCTATTTTATAATTAAAAAATGATTCCATTATTGCACTGTATTGAGAAGAACCTTCTTATAAAAACTATTTAACAGTTGTTGCTCTGATGGTCCAGGTAACATCATGGGTGCTGATGCTGCAGGTGCTGATGCTTGTTGTTGCCTGACTATTGGATATGGAACTACCATTGGTTGTGCTTGTGCATATCCTTCTTGATAAGAAAGTTGTTGTGAAATCTGTGGCATTTGTCTTGGTCTTGCCTGTGACAAACTCGCAGCAGGAACTCCAGGTCTCTGGAAAATAGGAGACATTCCTTGTGGAGTCTGTCTTTGAAATAGTGGCGATAAAGTTTCTGGAGTTCCTGGTGGAGCACCTGTTGGAGTTATTGATTGGGGAGTAGAATTTTTTGAAGAAATTTCCTTAGCCCTATCTATAGTCATTGGGCTGGAAATTCTTTGAGAAGCTGATAAATTTGAATTTGGATTTATATGACTGTTACCATTCCAAACTTCAAAATGAAGATGAGGTTCCCATTTCTTTGAAGCATATAAAGAAGCAATTTGTTGCCCC